CTCAGGACTACCATTTTACAGTAAGAAGGGGAAACTGAAAGAGATCTACTCACAAGACTTTGCAAATTTATTATCCAGAGAAGACCCTTGTGTTATGTTCACACGTACCCAAGAACAGCGTAAGACTCGGACTGTTTGGGGCTATCCTATGGCAGATACCTTAAATGAAATGATGTATTACGAGCCTATTCTTGGCTACCAAAGAAAGCAGAACTGGCGTAATTCACTAAACGGACCTGATGCAATTAACCGTAAAATGAGTGATCTCGTAATGAGGGCAAATTCTAGTGACCAGTACTTACTTAGCATCGATTTTAGCGCATATGACGCTAGTGTGAAAACCACACTTCAGAAGGCAGCATTTGACTACTTCAAAAGTTTATATCAAAGTGAATATGAATCTGAACTTGATAATATATTTACTAGATTTAATACTATTGCATTAGTCACACCTAATGGTGTTCTCGATGGCCCACATGGTGTTCCTTCTGGTAGTACCTTTACCAATGAGGTTGACTCTGTCGCTCAGTACTTAATTGCTACTGAATACGGTCTATCTTCTGACAATTTTGATATTCAAGGAGACGACGGCGCCTACGTTGTTTCAGACCCAGACTCGTTAAAAGACTACTTCCGCAAACACAATTTAGATGTGAATGACGAAAAGAGTTACGTTTCTAAAGATTATCTTATCTACCTACAGAATCTTTTCCACAAGGACTATATGAGAGACGGAATTATTGGTCGTATATATCCTACTTATCGAGCTCTAAATAGGATTTTATATCTAGAACGCTTTACCGACTTCGAAGAGGATGACTTAAAAGGTCAAGATTATTTCTCTATACGTACAATCTGCATTTTAGAGAATTGTAAGTTCCACCCTCTTTTCAAAGACTTAGTCAAATATGTGGCCAGTTTAGATAAATATGGCCTATCATATTCTAACTCAGGACTAGCTAAATACACTAAGAGAATTAGTCAGTCAAGTGGTGTAGCGGGTATATTCAAATATCGATATGAAGATGACCCGAAAGGTTTAAGTAATTTTGAAACTGTCAAAATACTTAGAGAGCTTTAACCGCG